TGGTCAGCTCGACTACTACACAACTTACAAAAATCTTTAGTATTCGGACAAGCTGGTGTAATCAATCGTGATTATGAAGGTAGCCTATAATTTTGCCTTCGTTAAACTCCGTTAACTCAGGGAACCCCTCCTAACCATTGGGGAATCCTGAGCCAAGCCTGTTCAGAAATGAACGGGAAAGGTGCAACGACTAGAAGTGAGACTTAACTTGTAGATTGCTAAAAAAGGCGATACTATTTCTATAAGAAAGTCAATAATCCTTCCACGAAAGCGGGGCATTTATGATGAAACCTTATAAAGATGCAGTGAAGTTGAAGCAAGTCTATGACCAATGTGGCTCTTTGCAAGCTACGGCCGATTATTTCGGTATTAGCAAAAAGCTTGTGCTAAATCATATGAAAAAGTTCGGTATTGATCGTAACAGTAAGACGATACACATCGATGTAGAGAAAGCTAAAGACCTGTTAAATAAGGGTAAGTCGCAACAGAAAGTAGCCGAAACACTTCAAGTAAGTGTAGAAGTGCTACGAGCGAGACTTACAGAGGCCGGATACCAAACGAACTTCTACCATAAAGGATTTATTACTACGTGGAATGGGTACATTATGATTCACAAGCCAGACCACCCAAAAGCCGATGCTAGAGGGTACATCAGAGAGCACAGATGGGTCATGGAGGAACACCTAGGTAGATACCTCGAATCACATGAACACGTACATCACAAAGACGAGAATAAGCAGAATAACGATATAAGTAACCTTGAAATACAGGTAAATGTGGACCACATAGCTTATCATTCTCGCCAATCTCGAAAAGAATGTGATGAGGCGCTTGCTGCTGAAATGTTAAAGACTATGACAATGTCAGATGTGGCAATGCATTTCAATATGAGTGAATCGGGCCTAAGAAAAAGGCTTCAACGAACTGGTTTTTATAAACCTCTCCCTCGAGGAGGAAAGCGTCATAAATGAAGATATAGTCTGAACTTACACAATGGAAAAGTGTAAGAAGTAGAGGATAAAGAGCCTTTACGATAACATAATGGAAATCAAGGCTTATGGTGACACCGTGAAAATCAACGGCATTGGTGCTGTAACAATCGGTGACTATACAAAAAACTCTAATATGGGAGATCCAGAAGAGTTAACAGATCATACGCGTTCACTACAAATTACCGAATCAAAATTCTTCAATTTCCAGATTGATGATCTTGATAAAATTCAACAAAACCCAAAATTAATGGATGCTGCAATGGCTGAAGCTGCTTATGCACTATCAAATGTTGCTGATCAATTTATTGCATCACATTATGTACATGCTACGAATACTATTGGTACTGATGCAACACCAATTGAAGTGACAAAGGATAATGCTTATGAATACCTAGTAGACCTTTCAACTAAGCTTGATGAATCTAACGTGCCGACACAAGGGCGTTTTGCTGTTCTACCACCTTGGTTTGAAGGTTTATTGTTAAAGGATGATCGTTTCGTTGGTTCAGGTTCTTTACCAGCTGATGAGCGTTTATTAAACGGCGTTGTAGGTCGTGCAGCAGGTTTCTTATTAATGAAATCTAACAATGCTCCTACTGTTGCAGCAGACACTGGAGTGGTTGCGAACTCAAAAATCATCGCAGGTCACAATATGGCTTGGACGTATGCTGAACAAGCAGCTCAAGTTGAAGGATACCGCCCAGAGAAACGTTTTGCAGATGCTGTGAAAGGACTTCACTTGTACGGTGCCAAAGTGACACGTCCTGAAGCTCTAGCAGTGTTATCAGCTAAACGTCCACAATAAGGAGGGGTTTTAAGTGTTTGTTAAAAACTTGAAAACAGATATCACATGGGCGGTCACTGAGGAACACGGTGCACGTCTTTTACGTACTGATGAATTTGAAGAGGTGGAAGCACCTAAGAGTAAACGTGCTCCAGCTAAGAAAACGGAATCATACGAAACAGAAAAGTAGGTGGTCTTATGTGGGAACCAACACAAGAAGAATTAGATCAACTAAAGCTGATGAATAATGTAACAGGAGCTAAGCATGATGGATTTTATCGTGCAATGGCTCCTATTTTATTTGATGTAGCGAAAGACCACTGTAATGGAAAGTGGGAACCGTCAGAAATGCCACAGGGTGTTAAGTTGTTCATTGCTAAAGCGATTCAGTTTAATACTCAAACCACTGGTCTAGCAGGACGTTCTATGGGGACTGTCTCGTATAGTTACGACACCGAGTTTCCTAAAGCCATTTGGACATATCTAAGGCCATATAAGAGGGTGAGATTCCATGCATTACGATGAATTTCCTCATGAGGTTGAAGTAGTTCAGAAGAAGAAAGTATCGGACGGGGCAGGAGGCTTTAAAATAGTTTGGCATCCGGTTGATGACTTCGCTGCATTTGTAGATACGCCATCTAGTAAAGAGCAGTTTTATGCTCAACAGTTAGGCAATCCGTTACAAAGATATATGTATTATCCTTACAGAACCGATTTAACTTCTAGCATGCGATTACGCTATGAAGGTGAAATCTACGCATTCGCAGGACGTCCAGAAGACCAAGGCGGGCAACATGAAATCATGCGTGTGGCATTAAAGTTGGTGACTGAATAATGGCTAGGATTACATTCGGAGGACGCGAGTTGCTAAGGGCAGCACGTAGATTTGAAGAAGGGCTAATGGATAAGATATCAGACATTGTGTATGAGACAGCAAGGCTTATACAAACGCAGGCTAAAGCTCTAGCTCCTGTTGATGATGGTAGCTTGCGAGACTCAATCGAAATGAAGATGCTTGGTAAATACAATGCTGTTGTTACAGTTGGTGTTCATTATGCGGTAAACATATGCCGTCCTTGTTGGTGACAATGAGGTAATAAATCGGGGAAAATCGGTAGAAGTCTTGATGTTATTGATTGCAATAGAATTCGGCACTGGTTATCATATTCGTGAGAGGGGTTGTTTTTTCATGAATAGAAATTCTAAAGGGCAATTCTATAAAGGAAACGGGTTCAAAGATTTAACAGGTAAAAAGTTTGGTAGATTATTCGTTGAAGGTTTATCTGACAAAAAGGCTGGCAGGAAAGCTTATTGGTGGTGCAAATGCGAGTGCGGAAAAAAGAAAGAAATCCGTAGTGATTCTTTAACACGTACCACTAAACCAGTCCGTTCATGCGGCTGTATTCGTGATGAACAAGCAACTATCAACGTGAAGGTTAATCATAAACATAAAGGTAGTTACACCGCGCTACATCATACCTGGATGCGGATGAGACAACGATGTAATAACCCTGATAACAAAAGCTATGAAAATTATGGTGGCCGAGGGATTAAAGTCTGTGATGATTGGGATTCAGACTTTGAGACTTTCAGAACTTGGGCGCAAAATAATGGTTATCATGAAGGGTTATCCATTGAACGAATTAATGTAGATGGAAATTATGAGCCTACTAATTGTACTTGGATCCCTATGGAAGAACAGGCAGTAAATAGAACGACTACAGTCTGGGTTGAGTTTCAAGGAGAAACTTTGAATCTTAAACAGTGGGCTGAAAAGTTAAATATTAATTACGGAACATTAGTTGCTAGGTATAGAAGAAGTGGTATGCGACCACCTGAACTATTTGAACCTGTTAAAAAGAAAATACCGAGGTAACTAGGAACATCACCTAGCACCGTAACGCATAGGGATTGAGCGTTAAGAGAGCGATAATATCCCCACGAG